CTAGGCGCTGCAGAATACTGCGCCATAAGCTGTACGCCACTAGAAGGTCGCGGGTAAAGAAAATACCCCCTAAACTCTTTAGGGTTACGCATAAACTTAGTAGGCGTACCGGAAGCGTCAGTAACCCAAGATATAGTAGCCGTATCAAAAAACGCTCGGTCAACCTCCTCTACTGCTCCGGCCCCTACGACATACAGTATGTCTATTAAGCGTGTAGCAGTTGTCGGCAATTGTTGCTGTGTTACATCCGGCGTTGTAGCAACTTGCGCTGTAACCGTAAATATATCTGGGCGCAGCATAGCCATTCTTCGTACTGTGTTATTTACAAAAGACAGTAGATCCGTATCTGAGTACCTTTGCGGGATACGCACATCGTTTATTAAGATCCTAACTTCTGCAATAACGTCAGTCGGTGTCATTCAGGAAACCCTATAGCAGCTTCTCGCGCAATCTCAGGGCTGATAGCCGGAGCCGGTGGCTCTGGAATATCTTCTGTTGCGAGATCTAGCTTAGTATTTTTCTTAGCCCGTGTCTTTTTAACACGTTCTACTTGTTTTGGCTTTAAAAACCGTTCAGGAAACGCTTGTTCTTCGGTAACTTCTTCAACAAGTGGATTGCTTGAAAGAACTTCTTTCCACGCATAAATAGTCCCGTCTTCAATATGTCTTAGCCATCTGCTCATAAAATCCTCCTTTCTAAGTATTCTTAGTAGTCTTACTCGCTACCATTTTACGCGGTCTGCCCAGTACGCTGCGCTCATAACGCCCTGCTTAATATTTTTAGCGTGCCTAGCTTTAAACGCAGCTCTGCGCGCTTTATCTGCATCGCTTTCTCCTGACCGTGGCGGAGATCCAGATACGCCCTGCTGCCCAAACCTAATTATTTTTTCTTTACCTTTTGAGCAGGCTTTAACAACGTGGCTTTTTTTGGGGTGGCTAGGAGTACGCTTAGGCGTATTACACTTCATTTTGTCTTTGCTTATTTGCTTAGGCATTATGTAGACGCCCCTTTAATAACTACAAAGTTAAGTTCAATCGCTTCAGATAAGTTGGGTGCTACCGTAAGATTGTGTAGGTGTATATTGCAACTACCCGCTGCAACGGAGTCAATGCCAACAAAATAAGCGCCTTGCGTAGCCCCGCTAGCGATGTTCACTATAATTACGTCAGAAACAGCGATAAAACTGTTTGTCAGCTGAAAGTCTATGCCCTCGTTTTTAGCTACAGCAGCATTATTCATAATTATACGGCCTGCTAACGCGTTCAGCGTAACAGCTGTTGCTTTCCCGCTAGTCGATCCCTGCGTAATTGAACCACCAGATCCCGCTCCGTAGCCAAATTTTTTAAGTAGCTGAACTTCACCCGCGCCGTTTGCGCTTAACTTAAGGTTTGCATCTGCTGTTTCTGTAGTTACAGTGTCTGTGGCTACAGAAATATCTCCGAGTCCCACGGAGCTAGTACTAACTTTTAGGGGGGTTTGTAGTCCATTGCCGCTATAGACGCTATTTAGAGTGCTAGTAACTCCAGCGCCAACGTGTAGAACCTGCTGATAAGTACTGTTAATAGTTTGATTTGTTAAGTTATTTGCCATTACTAATATTCCTTTGGCCGCAGCCGCCCATGTAACAACTCTAACGCGTACAAATGCTCACGTTTAATAGTAGTAGGATTACTAACTCTCCGCGCAATTGTGGCGTGGCTAATTCCAAGTTGCCTAGCAAGCGCTCTACTAGACCCTAGTAAATGCGAACAAGCGCCTACTAGGGAAATGTACACTTGAGTAGACTCAAAGCTCATACGTGCCCCGGATTTATTTTGTTTAGCCTACGCGCCCACAAAGCCGCTTTCTTTTGGCGCACGGGGTCGGATTCGTTAGCTTGCTGCCGCTTAACTCGTTGCGTAAACCCCCACTCTCTAGGCACTTCACGAAAAATAACAGTGCCAGCTGTCGCGTTAAAAACAAAGTCTGCGACAAAATAAACGCCTAAAAACAAATACAGCGGGACTAATACGGCAAGAGAAAACATAGCTCCTTGATCTTGCAGGGCCTTACAGTACGTTAACGCAAATAGCCCACCGATAAAAAGTACATAACTGCAAGCCACGAAAATAACAATGTCAAAAATCATAACGCATACCAACTTCCGCTTCTTCCGATCTTTAGCCAAGTATATGGCAAGTCGTCTTTACCCATTACTTGGGGGTATCTATTATCTAAAATCCAACCGTCTACTGAGCAAACAAGGTGTGTCCCACCTGTTTCTGTTTTGCAAAGAACTAAATCTGCGTCTACATCGTAGTCTTTTAGTCTGTCTTTGCAAACTAGCGCAAAATCCTCGCAATCCCCGATTGCGTCTGCAACCCAATGCTCCCGTTTGCTGTACTGATCAACATCGCTAACATACCTATGTATAGCGTGGACATCGGCCAACACACCGTCGAGTGTGCTCTTAACATTCAACCCCACGATTCCTAGCCTCCACACAACCAAAGGGGGGCTCAACCTCTCCTTTAAGGATAAACGGAGTTGGTGTAGCTTGGCATCCCCAATTTGCTAGCACAGCAACAGCAGCGCAAACAATAAAAAGCACTCTACGCACTAGGCTACCTACACGTACTAGACTAAATCTATCTATGTAGGCAGCCATGTGCTAGCTGTTATAACGTTATAACAGCGGTGCTAAGCGCTTCTGGCTTGACAACTTTATACCCATAAACTTGCAACCCACGGATAATATTTCCGAAAGTAGTAGTTGAACGGATAGTTTCCATCTCAGTCATCTGGGACGCAAAGGTAAAGCCCATTTTGTGCCCAGCGAGAATATCAAACTTAGTAGCTGAGCCAGCGCCGGTCTTGTTTAGGTTATGTGATACATAAACCGTAAACCGATCAATCATACCGAGTCTGCCATTACGCAGAATAGACGTAGAGTCCCCCGCAAGAGACGCGTCCCGCAAGTCACTTTTCTTAATCATACCTGCCATTTTTGCAGGGATTACAATATAGCGGTCGGACTCTGGAGCATTAGCCTCGTCTAGCACGGTGCCCATATCAACAATCAAGTCAAGCACGTTGGTTTTAGTAACTGCTACCGGAGTTGCAGTTACGCCTAAATTAAAACTACCCGAGATAGCTCCGGCGGTAGCACCTTTATTAGTTGCAGCTACGCCGGGGAGCATGTCTACCAAAACTCTCTGGTCGATCTTAATTTTCATGCGCTCAGAAGCGTCTTTAGACCAAGTATCCATTAAGTTAATGTCTGACTGAATTTCGTCAACATCGTCTTCAATACACGCGAAATACTCACCTTTATCAATGAGCAATTGCAGTATTGGTTTTTCGGGTGTTTCTACGGCTAGCGTTGCGCCTTTTGAGTACGAATTAAGCGTAATCGTAGGGGTTTGACGGATATTTACGGTATCACCGTAGCTGCTAATCTCACCTTCGTAGTCAGTGTTTGAGATAGCTGCCAAAACAGTAGCGTCGTAAAAATTTTCAATGAGTTTACCTGACCAAATTTCAGGTACAAATGTTCCGCTTAACTGCGGATAAGGTGCGGTTACTGGAAAAGCCATTTTTTAAGTCCTAATCAAGCATTGTTTATGCGACCTTCTCGCTGTGCAGCGAAAATGTCACGTTCTATACGGTCTCGCTCTTTCTCACGCCCCTTGTATTTACCCTGCTGAACATGTTGGAAAAAAGTTTTAATGTCAGCAGAAGTATACGTAGGTAGTTCCTCCGATTGCGGCACACCTGCCGAACGGCTTCGTCCGGGTGCAACCTGCTTTTCGAGTTCATTGGCGGTAGAAGCGCCCCGATTGGTTTGTTGAGCAACTGGCTGTCCAGTTGAAGCCTTCCAAGTTTGAAAGAAACTAATAACACGCCCGGAGTCCATATTGCGCTGCGCATCATCTAAGTAAGTTTGCCGCGCAATACCAGTAAGTGGATCAATTGCTAGCAACCAAGTTTGAAAATCTTGATTGGAATTTACCTCTTGCCAGTCTGGAACCGACTGCTGCAGCTCTCCCCAGAACGCTTGCTCCGCTGTAGCTGCTTGTTTCTGCGATATCTGCTGCACTTGCGGCACTACGCTAGATTGCATCTCACGGATAACTTGCTCTAGTTGGTCAATACGAGCTTGCGAAGATGTTTGTTCTTCGCGGCTAACTTTTCGCATTACATCAATAGAGTCACCCCACTCCTCCACGTCAGCTTCTGTAATGAGCTGCTGTGGTTTAGGTGGCTCCTGCTGCGCAGGCTGCGCGCTCATAGACGTAATCAATTGCTCAAGCTGTGTAACTCGTCCTGCCAGCTCACGCTTTTCAGCGTGCAGTCTAGGGACTTCAGCATTGTACATCCCCTGTAGGGATCTCCATCTCTGCTCATAAGTTTCTTGCTCACCATCTGTGCTGCCCTGCTGCTGCTCATCAGCGGGCGACTGGGATACTTGTTGGGGCTCGCTGTCGGCGGTGTTAGTCTCTTGCGCTTGATCTTCTGTCTCTACAAGGTCGGGCGCATCGCCCTCCTGCGGAGTAACATCTGTATTAAGCTCGTCGTAGAGTTTCTGTACTGCCTCAGACTGTCTCCTAACTTGTACTGGTAAAGCCATACTGTACGCTCCTATCGGTGTGCGTGATTGGGCGGCTGTTATTTTAACTGTGCCGCGTATTCAGGGGACTTTTGAATGAGGTCTCTGACCTCACGAAGAACTTGGCACCGCCCCTGTGCTCGTGCCACGTTCGTTACTGGGATATCTGGTAACTTATTAAGTTCCCTCTGATACCACTCGTCGATATATTTTACAACAGCCGGAAACCCTTTTGCTACACTGGCAAAGTCTTGCAAAGTAGCAGGGTCGGGCTTTATCAAACCGTGCCCCCTGTATTCTGGTTCATAACAGTTTTAGCATCCCCGCCGCCCTTGGGTGACCCATCAGGCTGTGTTGGCGTAGGCGCGGGCTGTTGCTGCTGTTGCTGTGTCATTGCGCGTATCTTGCTTTGCGTAGTCACAGACTCTTGTTCTTTAGACGGGATTATGTCGTCAACCGGCATTTGTAAACCTTTCGCTACTTCGCGGAGTATAGCCGCGCGCCCGTCTTGGCCGATAATCTCTAAATCCATGGGGTTTGCGGTAGCGTTAAGGAACTCAACACGGCGTATATTGACCGTTTCCTTAACCGCAAGATTAATAGCACCTTTAGCAATAACCTCTACATCGCCCTTAATCGACTCATCTTCGTCGTATCGCATGTTGTAGAGAAACTGACGCTGTACAGTCGGGCGTATTATGTCGTTATCTATGTGCATAACCACCTGTCGTATGCTTTTACCAGCTGAACCCATAAGCATAGAAAGCCCAGACGCGGTTCTGCCCGCCCCCTGCACGTTCATATCGCCGTAAACGTACGCTGGAATGCCACTATGATCGTCCGCTAAACGAGAAAATCGGTCATAAACCGCCATTAGTTCGTTAGCCCTAGAATCAGGCTGCGTAAATCGCACCGCAGGCGCGGAAGACCCTAGCGGATCGTTCATAACCTGCCATATTTTCCATGGTGAAAGCTGAGTTATGTCCTCATTCGGCGGAATGCGCTCTAAATTAACCTCAACCTGCGGCCCAGAGGCTATAGCCATGTTATTTACAAGCGCGCGAGCAGAAGCATTACATACGCTCTGCAGGTCTTCTATAATTTCTGGTATGCCCCTGCCCCAAAATGCGCCGGGAGACTTAATAAACGAGGTTTTAGAGTAAGGTTTTTCGCCTAGTGGGTCGTAATTAAGCACAGCTTTAATAACGTAGTCACCTACTACCCAAACATTCGCGTCATACTCTTTTGCGGGGTCAGGTACTTCCTCATCAGACAGGCCCCACTCACGTAAATGAGTTCCTGTTACTTTTCCCCAGAATTCTAGCGCGTCGAAACTATCTACTGGCGTACGGTATGTATAGTATTTGCGCTCAAGCTGGTCTTTCTGCAGCTCTACGCCCTCACTAAGCCACGATCTGCCATTGCCTTCTTTTAATACTTTACGTATGGCATCGTCGTCGTACCCCGGAACCCCTATCAGCTCAGATAACTGCGTACGGGGCATACGATGCAGCTCAAACAAGTACCCGTCGTTAAGGTGAGTAACCCCCGGCTCTGGGTAAATGCTAAACGGGTCAACCCGCTCGTACTCTGGGCCAAGCTTTTCGCCAGCTTCAACAATAGTTTTACCTTCCGCGCTACGCTTGTACTCTAAAGTACGTTGCCGCCGGATAATAGGGCCTTTGGTAAACGCACAAGGGAACGTAACCAAATCAGTTAGGAACTCATTGAACGCCTCACCCCAATTCCCTTGCGAAAATTGATCTGTGATCTTCAGCTTCATCTTATCCGCGCGGTTCTGCGCTTCTTGCAGAACTCTAAAGCGGTATTCCTGAGACACAAGCTCTCTAAGCTCTTGCATCTCAGCTGCTGTAGGGGCCTGCCCAAGTTCCTGCAGCATTTGCATAACTCTATCGGCAAACTCGTCCTGTATTTCTTTCTGCTGTGTCGGGCCTATTTCTGGTATCGCAGTAGGCTGCAAATCCCACGGGGGCGTGCCTTGGTCAAGCAGTATATCGCGCAGCCAGCTCTCAGCCGCGCGGCACTTAACTTCTGTCAGCATCATATAGATCTCTGAGCCGCCTTGACGCGTTATCTGCGCTAGTTTCTCAGGCTCATAGTCCCCATTGCGCTGACGTAAAGCGCGCAACATAATCGTCTCAATGGGCTTTTTAGCTATTTGCGCAGCGTCCCAACAAGTGCGTATATACGCGGTTAAGCCAAGTATTAACTCACTGCTCTGGCGCTCAGAAAGCGCTGCTTCAATGCGCTTCTGTTCTTGCTCATCAAGCTCTTTATTATTAACAACTCGCAAAAACGTTAAACCCGGCATATTCCGCCTTTATGTAAACGTGTCGGTACACACGTAAGTAATTGCAGTTATATACTGTAACTAAAAAATACGCAATAGAAAAAAACCCGCCGAAAGTCGCATTTAACCTCCGACGGGTCTTAGCTAGGCGGAGAAAGCCATGCTAGTGCTGCAGCTAGAAGAACTGGTGAGAGAGGAGCACCGTTACTAACAACACAGTATATAAATATCATGTCCATCCGCCGGAGGCAACTTTTTTTATCTCTCTGCGTCGCGCAAGCACTTCTCCCCCACCTGCTGTGCCAATGTGCAGCATCAAGTATTGCAGAGCTTCAGCGACGTGCGAGTGCTTATTTTTATCAATAGACCCATTCTTAGGATGAAATCTATACCCACCCATCATAGCCGCCTTAAGCTGGCTGCAGCGTGGGTCAACAACAAACGCGCTATCACCGTCTACTTGCCGCATAAGATAGTCGTCAACCGCGTTAAGCCTAGCGCTGACCTTATTAGTTTTTGCTGGCAAAACGCGCATACCCTCGGCCTTAATAATGTCTACTGCACTACGCTCGTCTGTCTGCGCTCGCTGTACACCCGCCGGGTCAACAATAACTAGCACGGGCATACCAGAAAAACGCTCATGCAACAGGGGCTTAAGCACCGTCCGCACAAACCTCTGCACACCCATGTCGAAGCTAACTGCTTCATCATATATAAGCGTACGCCCACGAGGATCTTGCTGTCCTATTACAGCTGCAGGAGTCAGCCCTAAGTCCATACCTATGACAAGAGGTCTAACCCCGTTAATAATAGGATTGAGCGTCTTATGCGCCATGTGGTAGTCAGGTCGAAAATACTTGTAGACAGGCTGACCCGCGCTCGACAGGCCATACTCCCCGTCGATGAACACCCGCACATACTCCTCTGAC